ATATGGTTAGGAACAAAAGCAAATTCATCCAAGAATAGGATGTTGAATGACATACCCCTAACTGCAGATGCAGATGTAGAAGCAGCAAGAATTTTAGAACCATTCTCTAGTTCCAGACTTCCTCTATTCCAAGATATGATACCTTGTTGCATCCACTTAGGTAAATTCTCGTATGCAGTTTGAAGACGTCCTAAAAGTTCCCTAGCAGTAGCAGCTTTGTTTGCTAGAATACCTACATTAACACTATCATTAAATACCACATAATGTAGAAGGTAAGATACGCAAGTAGTAGACTTACCTGTCTGTCTAGGCATCTTACAGATGTTAAACCTAGACTCGTGGAAATTCTTAATTAATTTTTCTTGAAAATGATATGGTTGAAAAGGTGTCAGACCTAGATCCAAACTAACAATCTTTACGTATTTCTTGGCAAAATAGATAGGATCATTTCTACATGCATAAAATTCAAGTATTTGCTCTTGAGTAAACTCTTGAGATACATTTGCTTTTTTTAGGTTGGGATTACCTAGATAAATGTTGTCTGACATAATAACCTCCTACATCATTTCATACTTTCCAAACTTTTTGTCATGCTCCCTAGTCTTTATAGTCATATCTATAATCTTTTCTAGTTGCTCAACTTTCTTCTCTAAATCCCTAGTACGTTGATCCTCCGACTTGGAGGAGTGGTTCTCCTGGTTCATGTTTTGAAACTTGGTAATTCCAGAGTTTTGCTCCAGGATACACTTTTACCACTTGATCCTGAACTTCTCTGCGTGATGGTTTTTTGATTGAAGGGAAAAACATTTTTATACAGTAGTTTTTGCCTCTCCAAGACAAATAACAGTCAATAACATTTCCTATTCCTGCTCTTAACTTTGTAGCTTCTCGAAAGGAAATCATTATGATAATACATCATTTACCTTTATATTTATGTTTCTTTATACTTGTAAAGCTGTAAATATGACTTTAAAGGTAGTGGAACTACTGGAAGATGGATATCCCAATAATCTTAAAGAACCACTATTAATATCTGTAGAGAAGGTTGCTATACCTGTTGGTTGATTGATAGTTCCAAATTCATTCATATATGTATTAGTTCCATCATGAATAACATTAATAGTTGTCATATTATAATTTGAACCTTGAACTGCTTGTACCTGATAACTAACAGACCTATAAGTAGATGCACTAATAGACATCACAGTTGCCTGTCCTGTAGCAGAAGTAGTTAATATACCAGACTGAATATCACCAGCAATTAATTCTAAATTAGTAGCAGATACTGGTTCAAAAGTAAACTCTTCCTCTGTAGCATTGTATCTTAAAAATCTACCATCTCCCAAATTAGAATCATCTACATCATCTAATCCAGTAAGAGTACTACTTCCCAATGAAGTAGAAGCAATACCAACCCATCTAGAATTATCACCATCATATATTAATAAGTCGTTATTGGTAGCATCAAAATTAACATCATCAAGGTCTTTGATGAATCCTGCACCACCTCCACCAATGGTATATAACTGTTGCTCTACTCTATTAACAAATAGCCTATAGTTTGCTGCTAAATCTTGAAGAGTAGCAAACTTCTGATCTCCTGTAGGAGTAAGAGGATCATTACCTTGCTTCTCTTTAGGATCAGGACCAATTGGTCTTGCAGGATCTGTGCCATCTGCATACTTAGCATAGTCCTCTTTTAATACTTCTTGCTTACCTTTTATATCCTCTACAATCTTATAAAGTTCAGCAATATTAACAGTATGAGTTTCTGCTTTATCACTTAACTTCTTAATGTCCTTATCATAGTATTTTACTTCTGGAAGATTAGCAACTTCTTCTTTCAGACCATTAAAGTAATCCTTGATTTCTTTATTAGAATTTCTATACTTACTATTAGACTCATCTATCTTTTTCTCAATATTCTGTCTTGCTTCATTCAGTTTACTTAATACACTCTTTTTTAACTTCCTATCATCATCTTTAAACTGATTTCTATGCTCATATATTTTAAGAGCAGTTTCTTTCAACTCCTCATATATCTTATCCTTAGTTTCTTGTAAATACTCCTTTACTTCTTTAATTTCAACTTTCTTTTCAAAATCCTTAAGTTCTAAATTCTCTGTAAGATTCTCTATATCCTGATTAAAAGTATCCTTAAGAGTATGTAAGTTATCATTAACTTTTTCAAAATCTTCATCTATAACGCTAAATGTCTTCCCAATCCAAGAGAAATCAGGAACTTCATTTATCTCATTAACCCACTTAGGGAACTTAGGGATATCTCCTCTAACTCCTTCAATATCTTCTTTTAATGCTTGAATATCATCTTCATAATATCTTACTTCAGGAACTTCAGGAATGCTTTCCTTAACTTGCTCTATATGAGTAAGAAGTTCTTGTAATTCATTATCATATGATTTTATTTCAGGTATCTCAGGAATACTCTCTTTGACATCATTAACTAAACGTAATAACTCAGGCCAAGGAGGAACTATATCTTTTACTTCTGCAAATGAATTTCCATTAGCATCTTCTAAAGTTTGTAATCCTTCTTCTACAGAACAAGGTGTAGTATCCTCTATTTCCTCTTCTTCTTTCTCTATATAATCTTCTACTGAGGGTAAATCCTTTTCTTCTACAAGTTCAGCAAGTGACGGCAATTCTTCATTACTTTCTTCAAAGTCGTCAATCGATGGCAAATTTTTATAGTCGTCAGACATTTTATGAGTATCAAAATACTGTGGGATTTCTCTCCCTATACTTTATTTATTATCTTCTAAATTAACAGACTTCAACATCTTTGCTAAGTCAGCAGTTGAACCCACAAACAATGAATTATTAACAGTAGATGGTCCTTTAGATACCTTCTCTTCTTCTACATCCTTTAACTTCTTCTGTAAGTCCATTAACTTATCAGTAGCATCAGAAACACTCTTAATTAACTGACCTGCTACTTCATATGCTCTAGGCATTTCACTTTCTTGAGCAAGTTCAAGAATACCATCAATAGCTTCTTGACCCTTCTCTATTATGCTGTATAGATTACCTCTAGTATAATCATAGTCTCTTTCAATATCTGTTCTTTCATGCTTCTCTGGTTTAGTAATTCCAACCTCAGTAGGTTCAGTAGTTACTACATCTGCAGAAACATTAAAAGTATCATTTAATTCTTCAAAGTTTTTAGTCATTAGATAGTTCCATCAAAACCAAAGTCATCTCCAAATTCTATAGCAGCATTGTCTGTAGTAGTAATGACTTTAACTTCTGCACCATTCACATGGTCTGTAGCAGCAGTATTGTCTTGACCCCTTCTAACAGTTAGTGCTGTTCCAGAAATGGATTCAACATACATTTCCTCCTGATCTATGTATATGTAATTAGTTGCTTCTATACCACTAGCACTAGTTACATTAATAATAGCAATACTATCATCTATATTTTCACTCAAATTAGTAGTAACTGTATCTCCATATGCCTTGGTTGCTCTAGGTACAACACTATAAGTAACTTCCCTAGTTGGAGTAGATGTCTTACCACCAGCAACATATCCAATAGATGCCTTCTTGATAACATCCTTGGCAATGTCTGTATTGACAGGACCAAACATGTAAGTCTTAGCAGTAAATCTCATAGTATAAATAAGTGCTCTTCTAGTAGAAAAGTCACTCTCATAGTCATCACTAGTAGTAATAGAATTTAAGACAATAGGAATATCTCTTTTCTCTCCAATAGTATCAACTAGGTCTACTGTTACAGTATATGCAGGTTGAAAGTATGGGAGGATTTGCTCTACTATTTGGAGCATATCATCATTCAACTTAGTAAAGATACTAAGTTCAAAATCTAGGTTATATGGTACAGGTAAATATGTTTTTGCTAAAGTTTTTTTATCTCCTTTAACTCCTTTTAAAAATGTTTGAGTAGTTGTAGATTTTCTTGCAGGATCATAACTAAGACCATTTAGTTCAAATGACATTCTTGGAAGACTAATTTGAACTGGTTTATTCAAATCAGGTACTTGCTCCAGTCTTGCTAAGAACTTTTGAGTAGGACCATAAGCAAGAGGAACCTTAGTAGTACTAACAACAGAACCATCACTATTGTCATGGTTTATATTAATATTATTGAAGATAGAACCAAAGGATATAATGGTTCTCCTCATTATTTCGTGATAAAAATATTCAAACATTGTTACAATCCTAGTGTATTATTTAGGGCATCCCAAATGGGTTAGTCTCTGTAAAGTCTATAATATCATCTGCTTCACTCTCAATTGAAGTATTTTCAGCAAATCCATCATCTGTGTTGGACTCAGAAACCTTCTGATATTCATATTCAGCACCAGATGTGCTGCCTGTGATAACCTCACCATCATTAAATGCTCCACTAATAATAGAAATCTTAAGTTCCATAGTGGAAGCATCCCAAGACTTAACTCTACCAGTAGAACTACTTGCAGCACCAGTTACTACCTCATTAAAGACATAGTTACCAGAACCACCCATGTAAGGTGCAGTGACTGTAATAGTTGGAGGAGTAGTATATCCAGATCCAGCATCAGTAATACCAATCTGAGTAACAATACCCACGCTATCTATGTATGCTACAGCAGATGCTGTTGTACCCCCTTCAGGTGCTGCTGTAAAGGATATTAATGGAACTGTAGAGTATCCAGTACCTCCAGAGGTAATTGTAACTATTCCAATAGCACCATCAGATATAGAGGCAGTAGCAGCAAATCCTGCACCTCCACCACCAACTGTGTAGATCTCTGGTTCTTGACCTATAGTATATCCATAACCTGGATTAATAAGATCAATCCTACGTATTCTATAAGATTTCTCACCATCATAATCTACTATATCATCTCTCATAGATGCTATACCCACAGCAGTTAATCCTGCAGAAGGAGCAGAAGAAATAGCAACCCTTGGAAGACTGGTATATTCATTTCCTGTATTAGAAATAGTAACACTGGATAATGCACCATCTACAATACCAGTAGTAAGTACAGCAGTGGTTCCTGAAGACACTAGAGTAAGTGTTTCAATGTAACCTGCCTTCTCTAGGTTATCATCAATATCACCCACTCCTGTATCAACAACAGAATCCTCATATCTGTAAAGCTCACATCTGAG